AAGTGGTTCTGAGCTAGAAAGTGAGAGTAGCATTTCTAGTACACCAATCGAGGATGAAAGTAGTGCTCGGATGACTGGAAGTGAAATAGCTTCACAAACGGAAAGTGGTTCTGAGCTAGAAAGCGAGAGTAGCATTTCTGGCACATCAAGTGAAAGTGAGCCAGAGAGTATTTTAAGCAAGCAAAGCAAGACTAGTATAGTTGAATTGCCAGATGAATTAAAACAACCAACTGATATAGATGGAATTCCACAAATTAAAGCAGGTGATTTGGCCAACACTTTTATTGATAAAACACCATTGAGCACAGATGAGACAAAGAGAATCTTAGATGAATTAAGGTGTATAGATGGGGAACAGTTTGATGTGAACCAAAAAAGATGTTTACCATGTAGTCATTACAATTTAGTGTGGGATCCTCTCTACAAAATGTGCAAAATTGCTATAAAATTACCAAGTGATGATATTATTATTGTAGATGATAATGATGAAATTATTGGGTACATGTAAAATCTAAAACTATTTTATTGAGAGATATTAATAAAGTAGTACAATGGATGCCAAGTCTATTGTTGAATATATCAAAACAAATTATCCAAAATTGGTATTTAGTCCTGTGAAGTTTGCGGAAAGGAATGCAGTAGGGTTTATAATTTCAAATGACAAGCTTGTTATAGGGTTTGTAAATGCAAGAGGGGAAATGTGTAAGTTAACTGAGCCTATTGATTTAAGTTCAGAAGGAATGAATATGGAATATATTTTACAAAAGATACCGATTGTTAAAGGATTTTCGGAAATGGACAGAACCAAATTGTTAAAACTTTTCCAAAGGGAGACAAAAGACGTAATGACTAAGGATGATCACAATAGAATTGTGGATGAATTGAATAAGAGAATAAAGGAAGAAGAAGCGCGATACAACTTGTTTTATGACAGTAAAACAAACGAGTTATTGGCAGTTCAAAAGGAAGCTGAAGAGAAAGTTCAAGCAGTTCAAGCACAATATGATCAAGTTGTGGTTCAGTTGGAACAATGTAAAAAGACTATTTTGGATCAAACAGGAGCGATTGCTGAGGGGATTGAGAATTACAAAAGAGAAGTAAAGGAGTACGTGAAGTCAAAAGATGTAAAAATAGAAGATTTGGAGAAATTGCATAGACAAATGCTAGATGAAAAGGCTATTATTGAAAATAAATTAGGAGAATTAGTTGCAACCGAGCAAGCAAGATTAGATACCATAACAAGTAACAAAGATGTAATTTCAGATTATGGAAACAAGATTGAGGCCAAAGAAAGAGAGGTTAAGCAATTACAAGATCGGATAGAAGAAATCCAGAAGCAGCTTGCAACGGTTAGTGAAGAGCTAAGCCGTAGTAAGCTGAATGAAGAGATGATGCAAGGATACAAAAAGAGATGCCAGCAACAGCTATTGGAAGATAAAGCAGCTATAATTGAAAAAATCAAGGAATATAACAATCGATGGGAAGGTTGGGCAAGCGGGGTAACCGAGAAATTCAGTGAATATAAAAGGAAGTTGATTGATGAATTGCTGGAGGTGCAGAGAAATATGAAGTATGTTATTGATCAGAAAAATATGACAGAGAAAGAATACAACAAGTTGAAACAAAATGTAAAGGATATTGACATGGAGTTAAAGAGAACAATTGCAGGACAAATTGCTCTATTAAATGAGCGAGACAGCAGGATAAAGCAGTTGCAGGAACAAAATGATCAGATAAGAGAGGAAGATTCACAAACAATTGAAGCTTTAAAAAGCGAACTTAGACAAGTAAGAGAATTGTTGCAAAAAAATGCGACAACAAGCATTCAACCTAGTATTGATTATGAAAGTTGTTATAACACACTTGAAAACTTTTTTGCATTGAACAATGTTTTTTATAGAAAACAAGTTATCATCGAAAAGCTTGAGGGTATCTTTAAGGGAGGGAGATTTTTGGCAAATATTCCTGAAGTAACGAAACGCGAAGTGGAATCGCGTTTTGAAAAGGTAAAGAACGAAATTCGAGCACATATTGAATTCTTGAATATTGCAAAATACATTAATTCTCCAAATTTTCAATATATGAAAAGCAAGGCGACAATGTCAAAAGTAGATCCAGAGTTTTGCAATGAACTGGCAAACATTCTGCAATACTGGAATAAACATAAATTAGAGTATCGAGATCAAGATCAGATCTTGACTAATATATACGAGGACGTTGCAGGGGCTATGAGGGTATATGTCAGAATCAAACCGCTAATAGGGGTGGAGCAAAAAGAGAAAACACTCAACATTCAAGTTTTGGACAATAAGAAGCGCAGATCTGTAAATTTTGATTGTCAAAATGTACAAGATGTTGAGCATAACATAAAAATGACATTTGGGGAGTTTTATGGTGTATTTGATGATAGTTATGGAAACCGAGATGTTTATACGGGAGTGATTAGTGAATCTATGGACAATGATTCTTTGCAGGTAGACATCGATGCCATTATCGAGGCATCTGATACCATAAGTCCAGGATTGTATAGTTCTTTTAGACAAGTTGAAGATGGGTACAGTATTGTATTAATGGGGTATGGGCAATCAGGTGGTGGAAAGAGTCATTCGTTAATAGGTACAGGAGGTTCGCCAGGTCTTATTCATTATGGATTAACAAACATGAGAGGGGTTGCATCCATTAAGTTAAAATATTTGTTCGAACAATACTATAGTGCAGTGGATGTAAATTTTGGAAAAGTGAGAGGAAAGATACACAACCTAATAAGAGAAGTACCACAAATGACAGATCCGGTGTATTCATACAATGAAAATGAAGAATTTAGGAAGGTTATACCAGATAATATTGATGTAAACAATTTGAGAGTAGATGATATTACGGCTTTGACGAACATCATAGAAAAGTATAGGATACAGAGAGGAAGAATCAAGAAAACTCCAAACAATCCTGTGTCAAGTAGATCTCATTTGTATATGGTATTTGAAATAGCATTTGAAACCGGGAAAATTGGTTATGTTACATTAATGGATAATGCCGGAAGAGAGTCTCCGATTGAGATTTTTAACACCTTTGTAGATACAAGCAAGACTAAACTTGCAAGTGTTATGGCTCCGCCACCAGTTGGAGGAGCAGGTATAATCGAGAATACCAAACGTGAGGGGTTGGATTCTAGTTACACATCGAGTAATATCCTAGAAATATTAAAAGAAGGATTTTACATTAATGAAACATTGAATCATTTAGTGTACTATTTTAACAACAAGACTTTGACAAAAACGCCTGTTATAGCACAATCATCGGATGTCTCAAAATATTCACTCAGCAAATTCTATGTTAGTCCTAAAACTGAAGAAAAAACAATAAGTTCATCTAATAACTGTTTGACGATACCAATTATGAAATTCTTGGATGCATTATCCAATAAGCGGAATAAAAAGGATGAATTCAAGCCAACCAAGTTTATTATGCTGGTTATGGTAAGACAAGAGGAGTTGTACTGTGATCAAACATACGAATCCTTGGAATTTGCACAATCTGTCCGTAGTAGTTAAAAATAATATATGTGCTTGTAGGGTTTAGGTACATTAGAACGAGGTTGAAGACTAGATGTTTAAAGTATAATATATAGTGCAAGACGTAGTTATATTATATTAAGTTGCCCATTCAAAAGTAACATTTCCATTTTCTATAGTAAGTATATTGTAATTTATGGCATATACGTAAAGATAGCACTCGCGGTTTCCAGATGGGAGTTTTAGAGACAAAACTACGTCATTAAACCGAGACATATTTATGGATCCAGTGGGTTGGTTATCTTCAGGCCTTAAGCTAAAAGGCATGGTGTAAATGTACTTCATTGGGATATTACTATGAACACAATCTGGAAAGATAGATCTATAATAAAATTCCGGCAAAAATTCAAACCTTTGTTTACCATCGAGGAGCAAGGCTGCTTCTGATATTATGGAAGAGTCAGTGTCATTATTACAATATGTGAAATAGTTATTTAAGGAGACAGCTCTCTTTTCCGCACATGCAAAGACCAATTCCTTGACAGGATGATTGTATTTGAGACTAGTATTATATACGGTTGTGTTTGCAGGAATGATTTCGTCTCCATTGTACTGCACCTGCTCGATAATATAAGTATGTTTTTGGCGCTGAAAAGTTTCTACAATTGTATCATCTAGAAATATATACTCGGCATAAACATGTGAATCAATAATAGATACAGGATCTGGAGCAGCACCGTCATAGTTTACAACTTGGTCAAATGGGCGAAATTTGAAATTGAGTCTAATATCTTGATTGTACATGCTCAGTAAAGGAAGTGCGGAACTGTATTGCTTTGTAAACCAGAATTCCAAGGGGATAATCAAGTCATAAGGTCGTGTTGCGTTCCTATAACATGTGATATAGTAATCTGATTTGTTCAACATAAAGTTTCTACCAGCTTGTTTGTTTGCATTTGAGAGATCATCCCAAATATCAAGGAATTGTGGATATAATCGGTCAACCACAACTCCTCCAATTTCAAGTTCAATAGGTTCGCTAAATATGGCATATCCTATTGTTTCAGACCAAGAAACGTAACTTCCGGAAGTCAAAGGGAGACTAGGAAGTTTTATATGAAGGTACAGTTTAGATAAGAGGTGTCCTCTCTTAGGTATGATACATGAGCATCGTCGATTAAATGTTGCAACATCAGTTAAGGTAAGTCGAACAACATCAGTTGCAAAGTTGACATACCTATAATAAACGTATTTGAATATGTTTATTTGTGGGTTTCTTGTAAGGTATACATCTTGAATGCCAACACTTTGAAGTTGCAGTATACTTGGTGACATCGGTTTTTAATACTTTATATAAGTAATTAAAAAAAAGTCCAGGATTTTACATAACATTATAATTTGTACTTCTTAAGCCATTATTAGGTAGAGATAATTTTTGTTGAAGTTCAAATGTGAAGGAATTAGGAAAAAACACTGTATTTGCGTAGCCTGTTCCAACGGTAAAATCACTAGAAAAGTTTTGGCTAAGCATATCCTGCGGTTCAATCCGTCCGAACATCACATCGCATGAATTGTCAAATGGTTCATCATCATCAGATTCTAAAAGATTGTCATAAAAGGTGTAGTTTTGATTGTTTTCCGTCTGGGTGCTAGATTCCTCGTAATGTGGATTTGTTTCGCATTCGATAAAATTCAATGTAAATAGTGCACTCTCACGGTTCTCAGTTGAATTCCATACCCATCCCTTTCGCAAAACTTGAACTTGTTTATAAACTTTGCAAGAATTTGATTCCAAGTTTATAGTATATGTAAGATTTTCCATATTGTACTTTTGTTTTAAGAAATCTACACATTTTACAAAAAAAGAGGGGTCTTTGTTACCTGTGAATTGTAACAGGAAAATGTTTTGAGCTAATAGATCATTAACGAGAATAAATACCATTTATATATAAGCAAAACAAATTGTTTTTAAATAATCAAAAGAATAAGTAAATTTAAAAAAAGTGAAAAGTAGATCGAAATGGATAAAAATCACAATAGGAATGGTGAGCAAGTTCGGAAAATACATTTTGCAGTTTGCCAAAGATACTGGAAGCTTGCAAACTCATTTATCATTCAACAAAGGAAAATACAATGTACCAGATGCAAATTTTGACGAGTTTTACATGAAATATTATGAAGCGCTCGAGAAGAAAGAGGAGTTGTATATTATTGAAAAAATTTATAAAGCCAATTTTCAGTTCTTTTTAGACATTGATGTCCCTAAAAAGTCAAGTATGAGATTATACGATAAAGATGTATGTGAAATTGTGATCATGACACAAAATGTTATTGCAGATATGTATCAAGTTGAAAGAGTTGGAGAGTATGTAGTGTCTAAAAGAAGAGTGAGTGAAAACGTAAGCAAATATCACGTTAATTTTCCTAATTTGGTGGTTGATGCAACTATTGCAAGGAAGATTTGTGAGATTGTAAATGAAAGATTGGATAACATTAATTATAAACAGTTTATCGATACGTCAGTTTACAAAACGGGTTTGAGAATGCTTGGATCAAAAAAGAATGAGAAAAAGAAGGCAGGTGAGATTGAGGTATATACATTGTATGATTTGGAAAAGGAAAAAGAAATAGACGGGATTACATTTAGCGATTTCAAGAGAACAATTATTAGAGTAAGAAATGGGACAGGATTGACAGAATTAAGAGATGAATACAAGATGCTTGTGAAACAGGAGCCAAAGTCACTGAATTTAAAACCGATTGACGATAGAGACATTCATGAAGATATATCAAATTTGCTACAAGAACTCAAAACGACAGAAGAGGAGTTGAGAGATTATGATATGACAGTTGAAAAGTTTTTCAAAAAAGCGAACAGAATGGGATTGTTTTGTTATTATGTTACAGTAAAGGAAAAGAAGTGTCCTTTCAAACAAAGAGAGCATACAAGATCCTCAAATCCCTTGTATATTGAGATATCACAATCGTGCATTCTTGTTAAATGTCATGATCATGATTGTCTGAGAAAAAAGTTCCCAGATAACGGAATTGAGTTACCTGATGATTTTGAGAAGAAATACAAGAGATTGCATGAGAGTATAACAACAAAGTATTGGAGCACGGAAGTTCATATAACATCAGAAATCAAAAGATGTTTAGAAGATAGTCTTATTGGGTCACATTATCAAATAGCAAAGGCTGCGTTCATGATATTTCGAGACAAGTTTAGGGTTGATGATGTAAAGAACACGACATGGTATGAGTTTGATGGTGTAAGGTGGAACAAGAGTCATCTGATGAATATTTTGATTTCGGAAGAACTTCCAAAATATTACAGAGGTATTAAGATCAGTGACACATCTGCTGCAAATAAGGATCTGGAAGATTATCTTGGCAATGAGCAGATTGTGGACGCAAACTTGAGAAATCAGCTGGTTGACAATATTATTTCAAAGTTAGAAAACGTCAACTTCAAAGGTAATATTATAAACCAAATAATGTATCTATTCAAAACACATGACCCTGATTTCTATAATAATTTAGATTCTAGTCCATATTTACTAGGGTTCAAGAATGGAGTGTATGATTTTAGAAATAATGAGTTCAGGAAGAGCGTTCAAGCAGATTACATTACATTTTCGACGGGATATGAGTTTATGGAGTATGATGAAACAAATGAAAATGTTCAAGAGATTTATGAGTTTTTGGGAAAAATTATTCCGAATACACCTGTAAGGGAGTATCTATTAAAGGTGCTTGGTAAAGCATTAGTTGGAATCCCTGAAGAAAAGTTTTACATTTGGACTGGTATTTCGGGGGCAAACGGAAAGTCTACATTGGTCAACTTTTTGGAGAACACGCTTGGAGACTACACAACATCTGTGGACGTTTCATTGTTGACGAACAAAAGGGCAACATCAAGTAGTGCTTCACCAGATGTTGTAAGATTGCGCGGCAAACGTATATTTACATTCCAAGAGCCTGAGCATGATGACAAACTCAGAACAGGAATATTAAAGCAATTTACAGGAGGTGATACTATTATTGCAAGAGAGCTGTTTAAGGCACCTATTACATTTAAACTGCAAGGAACAATGGTTATGTGCTGCAATGACCTACCAGCTGTGTCGTCAATTGATGGTGGAACTTGGAGAAGGATTCGAGTTATCGAATTTAAAAGTAGATTTTGCGACAATCCAGAAAAGGAGAACGAGTTCAAAATTGATCCAAGAATCAAGTATAAAATTAAGGAGTGGAGACCATATTTTATGAGCATTTTGATCCATTGGTACAATAGGTATTTATATGAAGGGCTATGTGAGCCGAATGAAGTCAAGAAAGCTACTGATAAATACAAAGTTGACAATGACAAATTCAACGAGTTCTTTGGACAATGCTTGGAGGAAGTTAGTGATGGGGAATTGGAGACAACCAAGTCTATTTACAATAGCTTCCAAAATTGGTGGACATCTAATTACCCATCTACAAGAATACCTGACAACAGAGAGCTGAAGAGAGCTATGAAGATTAAGTATGGAAATGAAAAAGAAGCGAATGTTAATGGTGCGGTTAAGTATGGGTTCTCAGTTAAAATTAAGGATGAGTCTGATATGTTGCGAGATGATGACTATTAAGACTTTATGCGCAAATAAGATCTAATTATTTTGTTGTTGTACATTAATGGGAGATCTAGAGAATTTTACGTTAGGCGATGTAAGTGATGTAAGTGATGTCAGTGATGTAAGTGATGTAAGTGATGTAAGTGGTCGAACCATGTTAAAAAAAAGCCAGAATGGCAACCAGAGGGGTGTAAGAACAGAGAGTTTTGATTGGAAGCCATTGGATGACAAATGGCAGGTCAAATTGCTCAGTGGAAATTTCTATAGAAAAGATTCAATTGGGGATGGAAACTGTCAATTTAGATCAATTGAAACTGCGCTTACTAATGCTGGATATCGTGTTAATCATAAACGTATCAGGAAATTAATTGCAAAATACATAAAGAGTACAACTGATGAGGAGTTTGTAGATATATTAGAGCACTATAGATTAGAGAAACGGATGGGGGAGTTTAGAGGCGATTGGGATCCAGACAGAGTAAGAAAACGAACAGAGTTTATAAAGCATATCTCTACAGCAGGGTTTCATTTTGAGGGGGACAACATGACATTAAGTCTTTTGTCAAGGGCATCAAAGATTGATTTTGTTATATTTGATGATAATATGAACATAACGGACATGAGTAATCCGGAAGCCTCTAATGATAAGGTTGTAATATTGTACTATGTGAAGAGTGGGCATTACATGACAATAGGCATTAAATCCAAAAGAGGGAAAATACATACGTTATTTCGAAGAGATGCATTACCTGAGGAATTGAGCACTATACTTTATAAGCATAGTTTATTTCTTGGGCATATCACGCGAATAATAAAGGAATTAAATAAAACTGGAAGGCGAGTGACATTAAATGACATTATGCAAAGGACAAGCGAGGTATTTAACAATAAATTAAGCCAAAGTGAAAAACGCCAAATCATGACAATTATTAGAAATGTACTAGAGAGTGAGCATGTATTTAAGTTGATGAGGAATTAATGTATTTTAATTTGTTTTATATTAATATACATAATGCATTTTGCAATAACAAGATTGATTGCCATAATTATTGTACTCATGTTGGCACACAAGTTAATGAAGAGTATATATGTACGCAAACAGAAACAACTAGAAGAGATACAAAACACAAGAGAATGTTCACAAAAGTCTATCAACGATTCGTATGTTGATTACGTTTTTGGATCGCCTGCTAAATTTGTAAGGTAAGCAACTGTTATTACTTTTAACTGTCACACACTGACATTTAAAAAAACTGAAAATAAACCTATTTAAAAGGTATGAAACGACACATCTTATGAATGGAGAAGAATTTGTTAAGCTTAG